TCGATTACACCGCTCGCAGCGTCGATGGCCGTGATCACCAGATTAGCACCGGCAGTAACGATCTTCTGTGCAGCCTGACCGACCGCCTCGATCACACCGCTTGCCGCGTCGATGGCCTTGATCACCAGATTAGCACCGGCAGTAACGATCTTCTGTGCAGCCTGACCGACCGCCTCGATCACACCGCTTGCCGCGTCGATGGCCGTGATCACCAGATTAGCACCGGCACTGACAATTCTCTGCGCTGCCTGACCAACCGCTTCGATTACACCGCTCGCAGCGTCAACTGCCGTGACTACCAGTCTGGCACCGGCCAAAATCACATCGCTGACCGCTTGCCCGATTGCCCTGATCACATCGCTGGCAGCGTCGATTGCCGTGATCACTAACCTGGAACCGGCCGAAATTACGTCACTGACAGCTTGCCCGATCGCCTTGATCACACTGCTGGCAGCATCGATCGCCGTGACTACTAACCGAACACCGGAACCCAATATAGCTTTGATATCCTTTAATAAATTTTCAAAAAAACCTATTATGAGGGAAAGTTTTTCCCGTAAACCGGTAAGAATACCCAGCATTAGGTCCCTACCTACAGGAAACATAGTGGTAGCCGGAGAATTGATTCCAAACAGCTTACAAACCAAAGCGAGAAATGGCTCTACCAAAAAAGACAGCAACCACTTATCTTTGATGATTTCATGTATACCGTAAAGGACCCCATACATGATCATTTGCCCGACTATTTTGAATTTATCGATTAAGGACAAATCCGCATCGGTCATGACAGACTTGAACATCTCTCCGAAATCAACAGTGTCTCCTTCTTTGAAAGCCTCCATGTTTTTCATCAGTGTCTTGCTTGGATCGATCTTTCCTTCACCCTTCGATCCACCAAAGAATGCATCAAAGAAAGGAGTCATCACATATTCATCCACGAAATCAACCAGGTATTTCCCCAGGTTCTGCATCGTTTCGATGAAGTCTTTTCCTTTGATATGTTCATCCCACCACTCTTTAAAGGATTCCCACAAAGGAGTCAACAGATCCTTCATGGCCTTCATCACCTTACCGAGGGTAGAAGAAATTGATTTGATGATCTCTTTCCAGTCGAATTCTTCAAAGAAATCTTTCAGTTTTTCAAGTAATGTCTCCCCCAGGCTTACCCAGTCGACCTCATCCAGCCATTCAGAAAATTCACTAAGTGCTCCGATGATGAAAGAAAAGAGGCTGTGACCGACCTCACCCCAGTCCAGCTCCGTCAGGAACCCGATCACAAAATCCCACATGGAAGTGATTCTTTCAACCAATAACCGCCCGAGAAATTCCCAATCAACCGCTTCCAGAAAACTGTTTACCAGATCAGCAACACTTACCCCGGCTGCAGTGAAATCGATTTCTTTCAGGAAATAATAGGCCGTCTTGATAGCACCATCCAGGTAGGTCCCTATGGTCCCACCGATAGTTTCCCAGTCAACATTGCTGATAGCCTCATTGACCTTTTCACCAAGCATGGTTCCGAGAGTTTTCCAGTCGCCCTTTTCAAAAGCCTCTTTTAATTTATCGAGAAATTCAGTGATCTTGTTGTCATCGATTGGTAGCTCTTCAAACATCAAACCGTAATCCAGTTCCGGATTGATCACGCTGTTGCTGTCGCTTCCTGTTTCTTCAATGATGTTCAGTTCATCAATTCCGATGGTGTAGGATTTCAGCTTTTTCGTAGCATCCTCGGTGTTGTCACCGATTTCCTGCCATGTGGTAGCCACCCGTTTGGCTACGGTATAGGTGTCTTTTCCTGTAAGCCTGGAAATGACCAAATTGACAGTGTTTAGGAAGCCTACAAATTTATCAGTCAGATACTCAATAGCCGGAGCCACTGCATTGATGATCGGGGATACCATGGCCGCCAATGAGTTTTTGATATAAAGCGCATTGGTAGCTATCTTATCCATTGAGCCTGCAAATTGAGTTCCCATCAATACGCTGTACTGATAAAGGTTTTCCATTCCTTCCTGCAGTCCCTGTGTTAATGCAGCAATCGCACCCCGAATCAGGCGGTACATACCGATTCTGGCAATGCTGTTAAAAAATTGTTTTACACCGGCGATTGCTTTATTGATCTGATCAGCCAATCGTGCAAAAGGCCGCATTAGCACCTTACCGACAGAAACCGCCAATCGCCCGATTTGCGTCACGACTGCTTTAATGACTGTCAGAGCTGCCTTCAAAATTCTGATTAAAATTTTGACAACCCTCACAATCCCTCTGATCACTGTAGTGACAACCATGGCCACTTGACTTATCGCTCCAAGAGTTTGCGAAAATGCTTCTGCCTCTGCAGTAGCTGCTGCTGTACTGGCTCGTACTTCCTCTAACGACGATTGAACGGCATCAACAGAACTGCTGGCACCATCGATCCTGCTCCGGGCCTCAGCCATAGCAGCGGATGTTCCCACACCTGAGTCTCGGGGAACGGTAGGCAGAGGAGACGTTTGAGTCCCTCTCGATGAGAAATTCACATTCGGAATACGAATATTCCCGACACGGTCAATCTGCTGCAATGCAGCCGCCAGCCGCTCTAATCGCGCAATCCCTTCATCAGTCAGATGATTGATGCCTTCCGCAATACTTCGGATTCGATCACCTAAAGATCGTTGCAGCGTGATATCCTGCACACGGCCTAACCGCACGATAGCGTCACTCATTCGATTGAGCAGGTCCACATGTTCAGGTTTGATGATCGTCAAAGCGCCGCTCACAGCGGCAATATTTCGGCTTAGAGACGGAGGAATGCGAATATCCTGCACTCGGTTCAAAGTTTCAAGAGCGGAAGCTAATTTTGTCAGGGTTTCTGCTCGAAAACCACTAAGAGTATTGTTTAATTTTTTCAGGGATGATGCAGTTCGGGAAAGAGCAGACAAATTGCCAGTTGCGCTTTTCAGCTTTCCGAGACTCTGAACCAGCTCATCGACACCTTTCGCAGCATCATTGCTTCCTTGTTTAATCTCAAATACTAAAGGTTCAAATTCAACTGCCATTTATCTGCTCCTGTTTTTTCTTTCGGTTTGCGTTTACCGTAGCCGCCCATGCTTCCAGGAATTTCTTACCGGAATTCAGTTGCTTTTCAGCCTTCCGTTCCTCACTGCTCTTCTTTTCTCTCCCGCTCAAAGGCATCGGCTCATCTCTGTAAGGCACAGGCTTCCGCTTCTTGCTGAAGAAATTGAAGGCTGGCATTGCATCCAGGATTGCTTCATAAACATAAGCTCCCTGCAGCCACAGTTCGGTGTTCCGCCGCTCCATATCGCACCGGTATTTCTCCCGGTAATATTTCGCCATGATGGGATCTCCATCCCAGTAATCGGAATATGACATCCCGATCGAAAGGTACCAACCGCAAACCCTCTCGAACTGTTCGGAATAGCCGGGAAGAGCCCGCTCCGGACCCTTCCCCTCTTTCGTTACCAGCTCGCCGTGAAGTTCTCCACTTTTTTTTCAGATCCCTCCTCAGGTTCACTCAGCAGGGTCTGCAGCGGTTCGTTGTACATCTCAGCCAGCTTCTGGATCAGTCCTTCTTTATTCGGCATTGCCGCATAGATCTCATCCACCAGTTCTCGCTTCATGAAGCGGTGATTGGCTTTGAAAGCTCCGGCAAATAATGCCGGCAGAGCAGTCATTGGTTTGGTCTGGATGTTGTCCACTTCAAAACCTTCCCGTTCCATCTCCTGGACGGTCCGCCGTGTGAATTCCAGTTTGTAATCCTTACCGTTGTAGGAAAAAGTGATCTGTTTCGCCATATCTAACCTCAATTCTTAAAATTGTTTTTCAACGGGGACTGTCCCTTCATGGGACTGTCCCCACTAATTCCCGTTTGCGAAAATGTCCCCATTAAGATCATTCAAACGCGATGTCGCTCGTTGGAGCGATCGTGATGCTCATGTTCACGGCTTCATTCACGCCGCCGCCATTGACAAAGCAAGACAGCTGCCCGTCAAAGGAAAACTTTCCTGCGGATCCATCCGGAGTCACGACACCATTGGACTCGGTCCCACCGAACCAGACCGCGTACTTTTCATCCTTGCCTTCCAGAGCCTTGAGGGCTGTGAAATCGGCTTTGGTGTAGTTCGCAGTGAAGTTCAGGCCTTCATTGGACTGAATACCCATGATGTAGTGCTGGATCTTGTCACTCAGGGTCGTGACGTCGATCATTTCAGGATCACCGCCGAGATCAGGAAATTCCTTGATGTCGATCAGCTTTTCATAAGTGATCGTTCCGGTTCCAGTGCCGTGCATCAAAAAAGTTTTATAAGTAGATATAGCCATTTTCAACTCCTGTAAAAATTCACTCCGTCAGTCACAAATTGGAACTGTACGGTTATTCGATAAATCGTCGGATCATCTTCGTTCGGTGTCCGGCTCAGCATCAGCCGCCGCCCGTTGATCTTCCTGAAAGCCTCATCGACCGTTTGAGCGATCTTTTTGGCCTCTGTCTTTTTTCCGGTCGGGGCTATCGAAAAGATGTTCACGGTAAAGGTGACTTCTTCCCGCTCATGCCCGTCCGCGCTCCGGATCTCTTTGTTATCCGTCATCTCGACGGTCACATGAGGAAAAGCAGCAGGGACATTCTCCAACACTCCGCTGACATCGATCCCCGGATGTGCCGCCCGCAGTGCTGTTGCGATCCTGGTATAAACTTCGTTTTCACAGTCGATCATTGGAAGATCCTCCGTGCGATCTTTTCGAAATTCTCACGAAGCTCCTGCATCGTGCGGTACATACACTGGTTGGCCGGATTCCCGTAAGTCCTGTAGACTCCATCCCGCAGCCGTTTTCCATGACTGCCGGGTTCACCGTAGTAGGTCCATCCTTTCGGACTGCCGCCTTTTCCTGCACCATACATCCCCCGGAACATTCCCATGGAATGCGCCAGCGGATGATCGTCAGGATAACGGACCCCTGATCCAAACTCGATGAACACTGCGGATTTTCCCATCGCGATCACCGCAAAAGCATCGTCACCGCGTTCCTCGAAATACACTTTCACGGTCCTGTCACCATCGTATACAGCATTCCCGAAATGAGTCCGCGCCCAAAATGCTCCGGTGTTTGTCAATTCCACCAACAGCTTATGGCAGCGGTCCTCCAGCCAATTGACCTTCCAGTCATTTAGATCCTGGATCGCCTGATCAATGCTTTTCGGATCCAGAGTGCAGCTGATCTTCCGCTGTCTCATGCCGTACCACCCTTCACCCTGCTCACCGCATAACTGATGTGATGCAGAGATCGAGCGACCCGTTTGACCATATAGTCAGCCGTGTTCAGCAGCACCGGAGGCTCATCCTCAGACCATGCCGGGACCCGGTCCACAAACAGCATTGTGTTTTCATCTATCGGGCAGTCCATCTGGTCCGTGATGATGATCTTGTCGTAATTCTCATCAGACCCGAACATCTCACTGGTGGTCCGTCCGGACGCCGGGGAAACATTGCATTTCAGTTCCACCGGGTCCTCATACCCGATACCATTTTCCCCGCTCTCATAGCCGTCTTCATCCAGAATCGGCAGCCGATCGCTGTACAGACTGTAGTAAATTGATCTAAGGTTCCGTTTCACCAGACGCATTAGATCCTCCTACGACACCTGCAAAAGGAATGATCCGTCTCAGCAGAGAAGGAGGTACGGAGCCATCTTCCCAGTGTCGGGAGACTCCGTTTTCGAGATGCACACTCTCTCCCTCCGCGCCTCTCTTGTTGAGCAGATACACCGCGATCTCAACATGCACTCCGTCATACTGACTCGGCATTTCTTCCGGAAAATTTCCGAAAGGAAACGCCTTTTCGAAGATGATCTGTTTTGCCAGCGAAAAGTAGGCAGCTACGACCGACTCGTCCTGCTCGTCGCTCATAAGCCCAATCAATGTTTTCTTTTCCTCATCGGTCATAACTGCCTCTCTTTATTCATCAATCTCCGGCCTGCACCGTGCACTCGTCAGAATACACCGTACCAGTAGCGGAACCGGACGCGGTCACCTTGCAGCGATAATGCTTTTCAGCATCCGCGGCTTTGATCGTCAGCTCACTGGTGTTGTAACCGGTGTAAGAAGAGGTCAAATCCGTCCAGGTAGTTCCGGTCTTTGCGCGAATCTGCCACAGATAAGCAAGTGTCGGAGCTTCACCCGGTTCAACGTCATACGTTACACCGGAAACAGCGACCTTTGCTGTGTCGGATGCCTCAACCGTGGATTTATCCAGGGCAGCGGATTCCAGCACGGATTTCACGGAAACCGACCGTACCGTACCACCCGCGACATACACGCTGCGGCCGAAGTTCGGGGCGGTGAAGTCGGTGGAAATGCCTGTGAATTTCGCGTGGTACCATTCCGGACCGTGATCCAGACCGATCTGGCCGAACAGCTGATACTGCTCACCCGCACCGGTCTTGGCAAGCGGTTCAAGGAAGAAGTTGCCCTTACCCGGAACAGGCTGCATCACCGGAGCGATCACATCCAGATCCAGAAGCAGGGCAGTGCCGGCCGGCAGGCATTCGCCAAGGTAGAGGTAAACTTCGCCGAGCGGAGTCACGACCTTACTGAGCTGGATCCCGTTGACCTCACGGGCTGCCGGAACAATGGTCAGACCATTCTGAATGGCATCCGCGTTGATCTGGAACATGGTCGTGGCATCGCACCACAGAGTCAGACGGTCGACCGGAGCGTTCGCTTCATAGACCTTCTTCATTCCATCGGCAATGGCCCACAGACCAAGCGATTTACTTGCCATCGGGATCACGTTCGTGGTGATGGCAGTGACAAGACCGCGGGTCTTATTGGCCTGGGCATCACTCGCGGCCTTCTGATAAACACCGTTGATAAAGGTGTATTCGATGTCGCGGTTGACCTTCTGCATTTTCACGCCGACCTGAAAATCCAGCTCGGACATAGGATTGGCTTGCTGATTCGCGACATTCAGACCCGCAAGCGTGCCCATATTAGACATTTTTCCGTAACTGATCTTGACAGATTCCTGGAAGATCTGAGTCACGTTGGTCTTCTGTTCGCGGGTCGCATAAGTCGGAGTTGGAGCGCTCAGGGAAGCATCTTCACTGATCGCAGGCTGGGATCCATCACCGCCGCCTTCATATTCCTGACCGGTTACAAATTCCACATGGTTAGTGGTTTTCGCTTTACTTCCAATGATGGAAGAAAGCGGAGTGCGGGTATTGCCCTTGTTAAAGAGCAGCCCGGAATAGTTCAATGTTCGAAAACTGGTTGCAGTTCCTTCTGCCATAGTGTCCTCCTAAAATTACGGCTGACTTTCAGCCTCATTCATTGCTTTCAGACGTTGGTAATATGCGGCATTTGCCCAATTTCCTTCAGCCTGCGCTTTGGAGATCAAATCGTCATAGTTCATGGCTCCGCCATTATCGCCGTCGCTTCCGCCGGCAGCCGGTCGAGGTGTGTTTTTCATATCCGTCACCTTCTGATTTTTCTTCACCGCTTCCAAAAAGATTCCCTGGTTGGAAACGATCTTTTCAACATCACCGTCGATCATTGCTGTTGCGGTTTCTTCGGCCAGCTTTTCCTCATAACCAAGTCCGATCAGCTTTGCCTTCTGAGCCGAAATATTCATGCTTCGCTTCAGATCAGCGTTTTCTTTCATGATCTTTTCGTATTCTTCCTTTTGCTCCGCTGCTTTCCGATCCTCTTCGGACTGATTCTGCCGGATCTGTTTTTTATATTCGGCAGCCTCGGAATTGGCTTTGTTCAGCGCATTCTTCAGCCGGGTGATTTCACTTTCGTTGTTTCCAACCTTCTTTGTTTCCAAAGCCTCAGAAATTTCATCCGCCGTCATGCCTTCTTTGTAGGCTTCACCTAACAACTCACTCAAGTAACTCATTTTGATCTCCTCGCGTTTTAGAGTCTTCCCTGACTATCTGTTCCGTTTTTCGGTCTTTTCCTGACCTCGCGTTTTTAGGAGTTCACTCTCCGGTATTCCAGCCAGCAGCGGCAGTTGACATTGTTTTGGGCGTTTGCAAATCCGCCCGGGAAAAGAGCACTGTCTCCGTCGTAGGTGTAAAACCGGTCATTCACACCGACACTCACACCCTGCAGATCCTCGTGTGTATCTCTCACCCGATCGTCTCCTACCGTCAGCCAGACCTTTTCGACCACCGCTCCGGTTTCCCGGATATACTCGGTGACCCCGTCATTTACAGCTGTGTTGTAGACCCTGTGGTATTCGCTTTCAGCCAGTGTCTGCAGCGCAGCAACATCACCATTTCTCACATGGTTCTCAGCCCGGTCCGCAAAAGTTTCCCCTGCAATCACCGCATATACGGCTGATTCCATTCGCTCTTGATCCACCACCAGAAATGACTGCATCATCTCCGATGCGTGATCGATCCCTAAAAGGTAGGCTTCCACCAGGATCGAGAAAAGCTCATCTGTTACGTTTTTGACTCTTTGCTTCGGATCAGCTGAGTAATAAACCTCCAGCATGATCACATTCAATTCGTCCAAAGCTGTCAAATAAGCCTGTTCCCGTTCCATATCCACCTGAATAAAAAAAGGACTAAAGCATCTGCCTTAGTCCCTTTGGACATCCGAAACCCTTTGGTCTCGGCCTGTTATCCTTTACTTCTCATTTTCCGTCTGATCTCAATGATCGTTATCTGACCCTGTTCGATCTTTACTTCCACTTGGTTGCCGTGATGCAGGATCGTGTTGATCACTTCCACCTGCTCCGGTGTTAGCGTCGGTGTTGGCATTTGCTGCCTCCTTCTGAGCTTGCTTTTCAAGTCTCTTTTGTTCTTCTTCCCAATATTCTTTACTCATCTTGTAAGCCAGTTCACTGTCGGCAAACATGCCGCTGTGAGCAAATGCCAGCTGCGGGTGGACCTTCGGATTCTTCAGCATCAGATCCAGCACCTGGGCTTTTTGAGTAATGTTCTCATAATTTCGGCGGGTAAAGCGGATTTCCACATTATGGACCTTCAGGTTCATCCCGGTCAAAGTTTTACAGATGTTCAGCACCAGCCGCAGAAAAATCTGTTCGGATTCTTTGAACATCAGCTCGGAATCTTTGGCTCTGGCTTCGGCATCACTCCACCCGTCACGCATGATCACTGCGGATCCTGTATCGCTGGTAGAAAGCCCGCCGTTCCGGTTCGGCATTCCGCAGATCGTCAGCACTGTATCATACATGCTGTCAACCAGATTCTGGGTATCACTCTGATTCAGATTGCTGACCAGGTAATTCACTTCGGCCCGCATCTGCGGATCGATATCTGAAAACTTGATCGCGCCTTTTTCTCGCAGCTCGTCATATTTCTCATCAGTGATATCCACGTTGTGAAACAGCATCAGTGCCTGAATGAATTGTTCCACACCGTCAACCTGGTTCGACTGGGTCCGGTTGATCGCATCCAGCAGATCGATCACCAGTTCAAAAGCTCCGATGCGAGCAATATTCAGCGGATATTCGATGATCGGGATGTCACCCAAAATATGAGGTTCATGCTTCACTATGGTGTCATCCACGATCTCGAAATATTCATCCTTTGAATAGCAGGAATAGGTAATCACTCCCAGCTCACTTACCACATACTTCACGCCCAAAATAGGCTTATTACCCAGCCCGTTATTGTAAACTACAAAAACATTTCGGGGATCCAGCGTGTAAATTTCAAAGGGGCACTCATCCTCCCTGCCTTCTTCATCCGGCAGCACCATCCGGTAAGCCGTTCCGCAAATATGAAACCAGTCAGCAAGTTTCTTATCTTTGGCGGCTTTCCCTTCAGCTTCAGCATACTGATTCAGCTGGTTGATGGCGTCCGTGATGCCTTCATCCTGACCTTTGGCCACATATTGCAAAGGCTCACCCATCAGGTAACCGCTCTTGAATGAAACGATCTGATTGGCCCGGTTTTCAACGATCTTATTGTTGATCTCTGGCCGCACATCTTTTTCCCTGTTCAGGATCGGCTGATTCCCGCGGTAATAGTGCCAAAGGTAATTGATGTCACTCCGGTTATGCCAGTGCCAGGGGAGTGCTTTGTGAAGGATAGTAAGCACATTACCGAGATTTACTTCGGTCTCGTCAACTTTGATCATATGTCTTCCGAACAGTGCCATGATACAAATCCTCCGTGAATAATTATATCGCTTCTAACCTTCTTTGTCAACTCTTATGTCATAAGGTTAGAAGAGTCTTTTAATAATTTCAATCGCAGAAGAGCGGACTTTTCGCAGCTCATTTTCAGCAATAGACAGTACATCCGGACCGTCATCATGCGGCACCTTTCCTGTCCTGGTATATCCGGTTACATTCCGCATAAAAACGGCATATTGAGAATTACGCGCATAGGTGCTGGCGTCTTTGAACCAGAAGTGCTTGATGATCCCGTCACTGGCAAATTCAATACGTGTTTGTTTGTTTGAAATACTTCGCTTTGCTCTGATCGAAACTTTCCCGCCATAGTTATTCACCAAAGCATTTACATCTCTGGAGTAATACTGTCCGGCATTATTTGATTCGAATGTGGCAGTGCTTACATTGTGATTGATAAGCATCCTGGCACACTCCGGTTTGGTGACCTCCGGCGGGGCATCGTCAAAAACTACATCATCTACAAACACATCTTCATCATAAATTTTGCAGATGATCAAAGCAGTATAATCCTCCCCTTTATCGGCGGGGTCACAGAAAGCTACAACAGCATCGGGATCTTTATCCGCCGGCAGCTCGAAATAACGGTTCAGGCTCTTTTCCGGGAACAGCAGACCCTTGGCCTCAAACGGCTGCTGCTGAAACTCGGACTCAAACTGTTCCGCTGAAAGCATCTCCCGCTGGTCTCGAAAATACAGTGTGGTGAAGACCGGCACCCCTTCCCGGATATATTCAAAGTTGCTTTCATCAGTCTCCGGATCCAGTGCCGGGGTTTCCAAAATTCGCATCCGCTTATTCTGCCGCAGCATCTCATCCTGTAGATGACCGATCGGATCATAAATCGAATACCGTGTCCCGCAGATCACGATGGGCGTTCCTTCGATCGCACGGCCGATGATATCACCGGAGATCACCTCCCATTTATCGTCCAGCCGCTGCCGGTTCTTGGCCTCCTCACGCCCTTCCACACAGTCATCCAGATACAACAGGTTCGTCGCTTCCGAAAGACCCACCTGGCGCGCGTCGATGGAACGGCACATCACCGTCGGGAACCTGGACCGCTCCGCCAGATTGATGATCTTGGTGTCCGCATTCGTCTGCACCAGCCGGGAACCCGGGAAAATATCATAAAAGTGATAATCCGAAGGCGTCTGCAGATATTCCAGACAGCCCAGGTAAAAACTTTTCACCAGATCATCACCCGTCCCCTCCATCAGCGTCGCTTTATTCGGATATTTTCCGGAAACCATACACGTAAAGTTGATCCCCAGCTGCGATTTCCCGCAGCGTTTTGGCATACTGATGCTCAAAAAATCCAGCTTCCCGTCCAATATTTCCTGATACCCATCCACATACCGCTTCAGATAATGCCGCCGAGGCATATAAAACTGCTTATCAAAAGGCTTCCCGTATTCAACTGCTTGCAGATAGCAGTCAAATAACCACGGAGCACCGAAAATCAGTGACTGGTACAGCAAAATATCAAACTGTTCCGCCTCATCATAATTCCGCTCCCGCGCATTATCCGTCAGCCCCTTCTTCAGCCGGTCGATCAGATCCACCGTCCAGTCCATAGCCGCCACATGATTGATCTTTTCATATTCTTTTGTAACCCAAAACAGATCCTTGTAAGCATCAGCCTGCAGCGGATTCAAATTCACAAACCGCAATATATCTTTTCTCGTAACCTCATGATCCATAACACCTCCGAGATAAAAAAAAAGGACTGTCAAAAAGACAGTCCCTTTGGACAATTATCCGCTTTACAGATATTTTATAAATTTATTTTACTTTACATAAGGTTCAGGCAGCGGCATCCACGCAACTACTTCACCAAAACGCCAGTTAGTCGTGAACCACATCCATTCACCGGGTATTTCGACACTATAACTACCGTTACTGATTTCTATATCACCTTCTGAATTACAAACAAGCACATCTAAATTTGCCTCTGGTAGTTTTTCGCTGACCGGAATCCACCCTACCTGTTCACTATTCATAACTCACCTCAATCGATCATTTCAAACAGCTCAATATCATTTTCCCAGGCCAGCTGCCGCGCCTTTTCAGTAAGCACCGTGTTTGTCATCACTCCGCCCTTCTTGGCTCCATAGTGCCGTTTCGACCCGATCACCTCCTGGACCGCAGTGTTATCAACAGGCTTGGAAAACCGTTTGCACTGAAACACCCACTTATCACCATGCATATCATACGCTACGATATCAGCACCAAAATCACCCGAAGCAGGAGTCACTTGTACGTTGAAAAATCCGTGCTGCCGCAAATAATTTGCACAATAATACTCATATTCCAGACCATTTTCCGGAGCATTTCCTCCTGGCTGCTTCCCCATCACACTACCCACAACAAAAGCAATGAATGATCCGATCGCCGCATAGATTCCAGTATAAGTATGCTGTAACATTCCCACAATACCAAAGAAAAACAGTAAAACAACAGGGAAGCAGAACACTGTCATGAACCCATCCTGCTTTTCTTTAGGGGTGAGCATGATATTATAGGACCTGGCTCCCAGAAAAACACATACCCAACCGCCGATTATAAGAGGCCAACGTAAAATATTACCAACGGGTCCATAAATCAGGCTTCCAATGATCGTTAACAGGCCTCCGACCAGCATATAAACCCACCCCTTAAACTTATCAACGATATTCATTCGCACCCCTTTTACGAGTAAATCAGTAGAGTAAGTAGAGGAAATCAGGTTTTCCCTATAATTTCTCTTAAGAGAGTCCCCTTAAGAATAAGTTATAGCAAAATGGTGATTTGCTCTACTTCCTCTACTCAACCTTTTTATTTTTGCGCGGTTTTCAGGATCGGCTCATGCTGCCCTTTCACCCATTCTTCTTTGTTCTTACCGTAATGGTAATAACCTTCATAGGTCTTGCGGTTTGCAAGAATACTCTGAATAGTAGAAATCTGGAAGCGTCCGCCCTTGCGAGTCTGATACCCTTCTTCATTCAGTGTGTTTACAATGGTAGGCATTCCTGCACCATTATCACGCAGTTCGAAAATTTTCCGGATTACCTTTGCTTCATCTTCGTTGATGATCAGGTTTCCATCCTGAACTTTATAACCCATCGGGGCCTGCCCTCCACTATATCCACCGGAGGCAGCCTTCACTTTTCGCCCTGCTGATGTCCGTTTATTGATGTTGTCCCTCTCCATTTCGGCAACACATAGTGTAAAAGCCTCAAGCATGTTTGCAAAAACACCGAACTGTCCGAAGTCCTCTGCAATGCTGATCAGCTTGATATCTTTTTTCAGAAGCATCATCTTGTAATAGTAATAAACATTGATGTCACGGGCAACACGATCACTTTTCGCAACGATCACAGCTTCAAAAGGAGGATTCGTGACCTCACCGTAAATGATTTCATCAAACCCGGGACGTTCCTTCGCGCCGGATTCTCCCTCATCACGAAACCATTTCACGATGGTCATGCCGTTCTTTGCAGCATACTTCTTGATCTGCTGTTCCTGCACTTCCAGCCCGAATTTATCATCACCACATTGTCCGTCTGTTGAAACTCTGATGTATCCGATTACGTTCATAATGTCCTCCTACACTTATTTTATCATAGTTCACGTATACGTCAATAGTTCACGTAATATCGTGACTTTATAAATTTGCGGTATTTTTAGGGTTCCCCCGCGCCCGCCTCCCCTCCCTGGTAGTATCCCCCCCCGGCCGTCGCTGCTGCTGATCATCCGGCCGTCGCTGCTGCTGATCATCCGGCCGTCGCTGCTGCTGATCATCCGGCCGTCGCTGCTGCTGATCATCCGGCCCTCGCTGCTGCTATAGATTTAGCTTATAACTAATAAGGTTAGATATATGTCATAAATATAACGTAAAATCAACATTACATTACCTCATATTACGTCTAATCATGTATAATAGTAAGCGTAACAAAAAAAGGTTACAAAAAATGAGCGGAAAAAAGCTCAAAATTTGTAAAATGTCAGTAATTGACAGATTCGAAAAAACCGGATTTGTTGGTAGCTATCCGGGATACAAAAAAAAAGAAATGAGGAAAAAATGTCTACTTTTGATTTGATGTCCATGTTTGCCGCTGTTATGTCAGTATTGGGTAATAACACTGTTATCAGTCAGGCCGTAACTAATCGGATCCGTTTATTACAATCAATGTCATTAGATGACATTATGTCATCAGGTAAATCCGGATTAGGAAAAAACAAAGGGATCCTGATAAATGCTTATAACCTGTTTTTTTCCGACGGTTATACAGGAAAAATGTTAGGGAAAGTTGGTTTATCCGGATTTGCGGGAAATAATCCGGAATGTATAAAACGCGCGTTATTAGGTTATGGCATTTGTCGTCATTGTTTTTCGTTCCTGACGCCATGGATCAATAGCATAAAAGCATGGACTAAAAACGATTTGATTTTATCATCAGGTATGATGGAAAAAGGATCAGTAATCATTGATCCTGAAAAAATCCCATCAATGCGGTATTCAAGTCATGGCGATTTGATCAACAAATATCACCTGTATAATTATTTCCGAATTGCAGCGGATAATCCTTATACACAATTCGCATTATGGACTAAAAATGTACAAATTTATCATGATGGTTTAGATTTATTCGGATATAAGCCTAATAATGTGATTGTTGGTTTTAGTCCTATAAACATGAATGTGATCCCATCTAATGATGCGCTCATGGCCGCAAAAAAGCAAGGATTTGATTTTATTTTTGGCGTAAATGATACATACGCAAATCAGGAAAAAAGCCTGATCAATGGCGGTTATAAATGCAAATGCGGTGAAAATTCTTGCGGGATCCATTGTCAATTTTGCTATAGTGCTAAAAAACGCGCTGAATTAGGTTACAACATGGCAACAGATAATAAAGCAGTGTTTATTTCCGAAATTCTTGACGGGGAACGCCATAAAGAATAATTCATAATCCGGCCGGTTATAACCGGCCGTTATGGATTCGGGAAATATTTCCCGGATCCGTAACGGCTTATTATACAGGCAGCAGGCCGTCAGGATCATCAGGACCGGCAGCAGGCCGTCAGGATCATCAGGACCGGCAGCAGGCCGTCAGGATCATCAGGCAGGCAGCAGGCCGTCAGGATCATCAGGACCGGCAGCAGGCCGTCAGGATCATCAGGACCGGCAGCAGGCCGTCAGGATCATCAGGACCGGCAGCAGGCCGTCAGGATCATCAGGACCGGCAGCAGGCC